AGTGGTTTTTTGATGCTGACACGCATATCAACAAAATTGTTCCACAGCTCTGGATCTACACATGCAGGTAGTTCAACTGAACGTGGATTAAATTCATTTGGTTTTTCTGTTTTAGGTTTTTCAGAAACAGACTCTCTTTTTTTATTTATTTTTTTATTACTTTGAGAGTTGTTTTTGATAGTGATACTTTGTGTGTTAAAAATTTTTACTAGTAGCGGTAAAAAATTTTTACTAGTGTAGTTAAAATTTTTAACTAGCAGTGGTAAAGAATTTTTACTAGTTTGGCCATAAATTTCAGGTAGTAAAAAATTTTTACTAGGGAATTTAAGTACTAAACCAACGCTAGTATCGTTACCTAATTTGAATGTATTTCCATGAATTGTGCTTGGTTGTTCCACGACTAAACCGACCTTGATGAGCTCATTAAGGCACTTCACAACTGTTGGTCTACTCTTCCCTGTAATCTCTTCAAATTGAGATAAAGAGATGGAATCCATCTCCTTATTCCAACCGCGAGTTTTACGGCAAATAACCAAGTAAATTTTGCATGCAGCATCAGAGATTTTATTTAAAACCTCATCAACAAATGCATTAGGAACTTGAAAGGAATTTGGTACAAAATTATTCATTGATTCCCCTCTTCAGCGGCTTGGATAAACCGTCCTAAAAATCGAATCTTTTTAGCTCGACCTAAACTTGCGATAACCTCTCCAGCGAAATAAAAAGTAATGCCATGTTGATATGCCAAGGATTCAACAAGCTCATCTCTTAATACAGCCGCGTTATTTTCATCTCGGTTAATTCGGCGTAGGTTTTCCTTTCTCTTTTCAAGCAATTGATTCAGCGTATATAGAGCCGGCTCAAACCAGCTCTGGATTATTTGCTGTTGATTTGATAGATTATTTGTGTTCATTTGATTCACCTCATTTGAATGCCTAACCACTCCTGTTACAGCAGGTAGTGGTTTTTTATTTGAATAAAATCCGCATGTACTCTGGTGAAGTGAATGCATGTGCTAAATAGACTCGCGTTGCTTCTGCAATTTCAGGCGAGCAATACACATCACTTTCTTGCACAACCTTCAACCCAATGGCAGTCAACAAAAAGCTAATAAACTCAATCTCAGTCCATCCATTTGATTTCTTTTCTGTTTTCATCCGTGACAGGATGCTTGCATCCACATTTATCATCTCTGCTACTTGTCTTTGGTTGCTAGCGTTAAGTGCTTGCAATATGAGCGATTCGTTATTGCTAGCGCTTGCGGGCAATTCATTTGATACTTTGCTCATGGTTAAGGTCCTAAACGGTTAATGATCCAAGGTTTCTACATTTTGTCGTCTGGGGACGAAGTTCAATCCAAATATCTTGATAGTTATCAGGGAAAAGCTCTTTTCGTGTTGTTAAGCCAAGATCTTCGGCAATAACTGCTAGCCTGATTTTTCTATCAAGGGGAATAGCCTTCCATCCACTAACTGATGACGGTGCAATCCCTAGAAGTCTTGCTACCGCTGTGACACCACCTAGCTTGTCTATAAGTTGTGCGTCATTCATAACGTGCTCCTAATTTTTCTTTAATTATTAGGCATTCCTTATATTAAATCAATAGGAATACCTAATTTTATTTATGTTAGGATTTCCTAACATTGTGAGGATAGTTGTATGAATACTCTTGCTGAACGACTTAGGTATGCCATGGAAGTTTTGCCACCTAAAAAGATTAAAGGTGTTGAGCTTGCTCGTGCAGTAGGAGTTAAACCTCCTTCTGTGAGTGATTGGCTGTCTGGAAAATCCAAAACAATGGAAGGTGAAAATTTATTACGTGCCTCAAAATTTTTGAATGTTAATCCTTCATGGCTTGCATCTGGCACGGGAGAGATTCAATCAAGCACGAGAGATAAATTTAAACAACTGGATATCGAAGAGTTCAAAAAGAAATACAACATTAGTGATAGTGATGAAGCTCTTTTATTTTCAACAATTATCGAAAAACCGTTTATCCCATCATCTAAGCGTTGGGTTCCTGTTAAGGCTTACTCCAAGATGGGCATGGATGGCTATTTCACAGATATGGGTTATGAAGGCAATGCTGGAGATGGGTATGTTCCAACTCACTCAGCAGGACCAAGAGCCTATGGCATTAAAGGCACTGGCGACTCAATGTTTCCAGCAATTCGTAATGGCTGGGATGTTGTATGCGACCCTGATGCAGATCTTGTGCCGACAGAATTTGTACAGGTATGTTTGAAAGATGGAAGATGCACCATTAAAGAATTTATTGGAATCAATAACGATGTATTAAGCCTAATAGCAGTAAATGGCGGTGAGCGCCTTACCTTTCCTATGGATGAGGTGGAAAGTATTACTGCTATCACAGATATCGTTCCGCCTAGCCAGCATAGACAAGAGTACCCATACGGTTAATTAATTTTAGGATTCGAGACCATCAATCTCGAATTGCGGACTGATACTCCGCTGAAGGTGATGTGAGATTAGCGAATGTTCCGGAGCTCTGGCGGATGCCAACTTTGAAACAGGAGAGATTCTAGCAAATCACAGAGCTGATGCCCCTACGGTGTGCGCACACTTTCGGGGCAAGCGGTTGGCGAATCGCTATATAAAATTACACCATTTCAATTGGTGAGCGCTCGCCAATGTGTCAGAGATATTTCAATGATTACATTGACGTTGCAAAAAACTAAAGATGGATACAAGTTAAACCTTAAGGTGGACATACACCAAGTGGCTTTAGCATTGATAGCTGTCTTTTCGTTCTTTGTGTAAAACCTGAGGGGGAGACTCGATCTCCCCCTCACCCTTATTTTTAAAAATACATAAACTGATAATTAATAGCAAATACCATGAGCAAAAAATACAAGCCATCCGAACTACACGAATATAGAGGCTTAACAAGCACCGAGCAAATGGCAATACACCAAATGCTCATCTCCTATGTTCGTGAGGAAAATTGTCGCTTTAATATAATTATGGCCGGCACAGCAGAACCCTACAATCTGGTAAAGCTAACCAGCATTAATTTTGAGAATGAAGCATCTGCAATATGGGTTCATTTTGAAACCATCATAGGTGAGCAAATAGCTCTACCAATTGACTTTCTTTCAAGAATTGAATTTTCAGGTCAGCAAGAAATTTAATTAAAAAGATTAGGACTCGGTATAGGGTGATCTTAAGGATATAAAAGGGAATCCAGAATATGCAAAAAATTGAAATTAATTCCCGTAATATCAGCCACGTTCTTTATCAACACTTCTTATTAACAGTAGTACTTAGGACAGGTGAAAGGTTTATTTACAGACTTCTTGAAGCAAGTACTTTCAAAGAGTTTGTTGATTCAAAAGATAAAGACAAATTTTATAGAAGCCATATTGAGGCCAATAAAGAATTTAAACGAATTCAGCTTTTTGTTTAATTGAAACTGTGACCCGACACGGCACTTTAGAAAAAATCGGGAGGAGAAATAATGATATGGGTATTCTTAATGATATAGTGTATGTTCCATCAGTTAGAACCAGTAAATATAATCTTGGAGCTTTGAAAGAATTATATTTAGATGTAAAGTCACAAATAATACCAAGAATTATCTTTAGAGGTGATAATTACACTGATCTTGATTCTTTCTTAAATGACTGGGGTCCAACACCATTATTTTTAGAAGTATCTCAGTATCTACTTGATATAGAATGTACTTTAAATAATTTTTTAAATGACAATAGTAACCATTATTTAAATAAATTTAATTTTTTTAAAGAAAAACGGAATCTTTTAGGCAATTTAATTCCAGTAATTAATGAAAACTCTCCAGATAAATTAAGGGATATTGTACAGTTTGGACTTAATGTTTCAAATAACTTTGATTTAGTTGGAATCTTTCTAGACATATCAACAAATTTTGATAAAAGTTTTAATATTTTAAATTCCTTACTAGCGGCTTTTTCTGACGAAGCCATTTCAAGAACTATATTAATAGTTGACACAGGAAAAATTGATAGCCTAAATCAAATTAATATAGATAATTTAAAAGAAGTATTCAAAATAGTTGAGAACTATAGTTTTTATTCAATTATTACTAGTAGCACATCTTATCCAGTAACTCGCCCTTCAGCTGGCGAGACAGCAACTCATACTTGCATTGATCCAATTTGGCAAAACAGATTTAATAATCAATTAAATAAAATTGGAAAAAGTCTTATATATGGTGATTATGCAGCAACTGATCCATCTGGTGAAGTTATTGAGTTTGACTTTGCAGTACATCCTATTCCTTATGCCACATATCTTTTAAAAGACTCTTTTGAATGGTTCACATTAAGAGAAGGAAAAGGTGGAGAGTACGAAAAATTTAGAATTATTGCCCAAAAAATTCGTAGTCAAAGTGGCTATCATGGAGATGATTTTTGTTATGCAACTCAGCAAATAAAAAGTATCGGGGAGAATGTAAGGAAAAAAGCGGGTAATCAGGCTTATTGGAATAAACTAAAAATCAATCAGCATATTAGCGCGATTATTAAATCGAATACTGATGGCTATCTCAGGGCTATTGGATTAAATCACAACGAAGAAGATAGTGATGATGACTAAGACTTTCGTTCTTTGAGTTTTTGTAAAAGATAAGGTTTTAATTTATTTACACTTGAATATTTCGATAAAATATCCCGAATTTCATTTTTTGTCATTCGGGATTTTACCTCTATAATATTATTTAAAGCTGCAAAGGCTAGTAACTCTTCCTTCCAAAGTAATCCTGATAAATCATAAAAATTTAATTTTGTGTTTTCAGCTGCATATCGAACGACAGTAATAGAACCAGAGTCATCAACTGCCAAAACTCCTATATGCTTGTCAGTAATATCTAAAGCGCGATGTAAATGCTTGCCATGGCTACAAAGCCATATTTCATCAAAAACATTATTATAAGCCATCATTTGAGATGTCCATCTCTTCAAGCTATCTTTCTGTGACTTGATTTCGAAACCAACTAAGCGACCATTTGCTAAGGCTAAATCTGCGCGAAATGAACAATCTACAGTAGACTCAGGATCTTTATTCCAAAAGCCGAGTTCATTAATTAAAATATCGTTTTGTTTGAGTTCAAATTTTTTATAAACCCAATTTCTTAGAGCTGTTCGAATATCATTTGGCCCTAAAATCTGATCTTTATCTAACATACTCAACCTCTTCAAAAGAGCTTAAATATCCCTACTTAAGCGATCCGAATTCTAGCAGATATCATTAAATTATCAATTGATCAACAGTAATAAAGAAATATTACCCGCCCACCACCACGGTGGGTTTTCTTTTGTCTATTAAAGCACAAAAATTAGGTATTTCTAATTTTATTAGGAATACCTATTGACTTAATAATTAGGTTTACCTAATATTTATCTCACAGACAACAAAAAAGCACACCGACCGCTAAATCTGATGTGCTTTTGCAAACTGCGAGATCAATTATGAACGTAAAAGCTTCTCCTTTCAACTCATTTGCATTTGTCAGCATGGCTGCACTTGCAATCTCTGGTGGTTCTTTAGTTGCTTGCCAATTGCAGCCAGCTTTCCAAACAAAAGAAGCACCTACTCTTTTTACTCCAAAAACTCAACCAAGTACTTACAGTGTCTTAACTGCAAAAATCACAGGTAAACATTCTGGCGTTGCTGTCATCAAATTAGATAGCTTCCGTTTAAACGTTAGCTTTGATTTTGAAGCTCATCCAGACAGCTACGGCGTTCCGGGTTCTGAATACACCGCTGTTGATATTACCCAACTCACAGTAAATGAAATTACTGATGTTAATGGTAAGTCATATAACGATTTCACCGAATTTGAAGACATCCGCAACATCAATGACCTTCTAAAAGGCTTCATCGAACGTAACAAGTTGGTGGAGGCTGAACATGTCTAATTTCAAAAAGCACCCTGACGGCTACAAGTCTTATTTGGGCCGTGATGATAAAGGTCTTTATTCCGTACGTATTAAGTGGGCTATCTATGCTGCAAACGCTAACGGCTCAGTACTTTACGAAATTAAAGATGGCGTTAAAAAGCCACTTAATGTTGAGCAATTTAAAGCTAAGGAACCAAAGATTTTCGCTTCTCTTATGCAAGTAATCGACTTCCAACGCAGAAAGCAGCTCGCAATAAAACTGCGTGAAACAAATATCCCTACTTATGACCGCAAGGCTTACAAGCAAAAACGCGGCTTCACCGGCTCTAGATGAGGATAAGAAAAATGACAGTTTTCTTCAAAAAGGCAGAACGCAAAAATGCGAAATTGCGCTTAGCTCTTGCTGGGCCTACTGGATCAGGTAAAACGTTCACGGCATTAGTATTAGCTAAAGGAATTGGAGGTCGTATTGCTGTTGCGGATACTGAAAATAGTAGTGCTGAACTATATGAAGATTTGGTGGAATTTGAACACGCCAATATTCAGCCTCCTTACACTCCTGAAAAGTTTATTGAAGTCATCAAAGCTGCTGAAAAAGCTAATTTTGATACCTTAATTTTAGACAGCATCACGCATGAATGGTCTGGTGTAGGTGGATGTTTAGAGATTGTTGATCAATTAACTTCTTCTACATTCAAAGGTAATTCTTGGGGTGCATGGAGCCAAGTAACTCCACGCCACCGTAAATTTATTGATGCAATGCTTCAGTCAAGCATAAATATCATTGTGACCATGCGCTCAAAGATGGAAACCATTCAAACCAACGATAACGGCAAAAAGAAAGTCGAAAAAGTGGGAATGAAGGCTGAACAGCGTGATGGCATTGAATATGAATTTACGACTGTTCTTGATTTAACTCATGACAATATTGCTGTCGCAACAAAGGACCGATCCCGTTTATTTCTAGATCCTCGCCAGTTAGGTGAACACGACGGTGTTTTACTAAAACAATGGCTGCTTTCTGGATCTGCAAATGCCTGTATTAATGGAAATCAATATTTAGAACTTGAGCATTTAATGTTGCAAGCGGGAATTGATATTGGAAATTACTGTGCAAAACGCGGTCTAAATAGCCTGCATGATGTAAAACAGCAAATTTATGAAGAGACTTGTGAAAGCATTAAAAAAATCATTCAACGTAATCATCTCGCTCAACAAGAGAACGAGCAACAACTCATCAAGCAGCAAGAACAGACTTTAGAAAATGAGTATCAACTTGCTTTAAAACACATCGAGTCTGCAATTCGTCTAAGTGACTTAGATTACCCAGCTAATTACTTCAAGGGAACTAAGTATGAACAAAACATTTTAAACGCCTGTACAGCTAAATCAGATATGGAAGGATGGTCAGCATGAATAATCTAATCACTGCAGCTGAAGCATTTGCAGCTCTTCAAAAAGGTAAAACAGTACTTTGTCGTCCAGCTGGAGACATGTTGGACTTTGCCGATTTAGATCAATTCCCCGCTTCTGTTTTTGGCAAACCGGGTTTTGAATTCTGCATCAAAATCGAAACTATTGAACTGGCTGGCATTACATTCACAAAGCCATTAACTATTGATGAATATGAGGAAGGACAGGATGTTTTTGTAATTACTACATATTCGCCTTCTATTTACGTCGTGAATTTTAGAACCACCGCATTAATTGAATCTATTAATAGCGGCTTTGTTCAACGTGATGCAGAAAACGCCAAGCTTCAATTAAAAGCACTATCTAAAGCGTTAGGTTTTGAAGTTAGTGACGATTTTAGTGTTATTCGCCTAGGTGACGAACCAAAGAAACAGCGTGCTAAGAAATCAAAAGGTGCACAGACAGTAGTTGTAGAAAAGACTTCTGAAATTGTTGATGAAGTTAAACAACCTACAATTGTTATTACTGAGCAAACAAATGTAACTACTTCTGAAGACTCATTGGTGCAATCCGAAGATATTTCAGAAAATATAGGATCAGCTTTAGATAGTGCGATTGTGATTACAGAACAACCTTATGTGTCTTCACCTGAAGATTTTTTAACTCAGCCTACACCTGAGCAAGAAAAAAACAATGAGTATCAGCAAACCCTAGATACTCTTCTACAGCGTGTAAAAGAGTCAAAAACACCTGCAGAAGTAAATGCGGTTTATCGTTATACCCGCACATGGGATGACGAACAAATGAAGCCTATCCTTCTCGCCACTCACAAACGTCTTGAAGAGCTAGAAAAAGAAAAGGCATCTGCTAATGAGCCACCCTCTTTAATGGTTCAAATCCAAACTGCACCAGACCTTACAACGCTAGATGCTTTGGAAATAGACGTGGCTGCACGAGATCCGCAGATTCAACCGAAGCTAATGGGGTATGTGAGAAAACGCCGCTATGAATTAGAGAATCCTACACCTACTCAACAAGAATCTACCCCTGATTATTTATTAGTGGACGGTTTCTAACATGAAAGATCAGTACAAGAAAGTGAGCCAAAAACACATGCTTGGTTTTATGTACTACTTGCAATTGCTGGGCTACGTAATAGTCCGGCAAGGCATGGACCAAGCAATGTTTCTAACAAAGCATTATGCGGTACCAGTTGCTTGGCGGCGCATAACGATCGACTATCACAACCGATTAAATAAACCTGCCCAGCAGCTTTATAGAGAGTTTGTTGAGTGGACTAAAGAAGAATATTTGAGGGCTTAAAAATGGAAGTAAGAATTAAATCTGTAAATGGCTCAAGTCCTTTACCAGCAAATTTACAAATGGATGTTGTTTATAAAGCTGTTCGCATAGATGCCAATCGAATGAAAGTAACTTGTGATGATGGTCAAGTGATTACAACAAGCATTTCAAAATCTGGTTATTTGGGCGATTGGGGTGAATGGGAAATTTTAAGTGAGGATTCTCAACAATGAGCAAAGTTATTGGTGAAGTTAATTTGAGCCCTAGCCGTATTGAAGGTACTCCGGATCAGGTGGCTCTTCATATTTTTGAAGAAATCATTTGTCCAAGTACTGAGGAGCTTATCAAAAACAATCCGGAAGCTGCAAAAGTTTTTGCATATCACATTTTTGGTTTAGCACTGTCTCAGCTTGCAGAATTCCATTCAACTAAAAGTTTAGATAAAGCTGTAACCGTTACCCTTCACAACCTTTTGCGTCAATTGAAGAAAGAACGTAATGAGTTGAGGAACTAAAGGATGAGTGGATTAAAAGTTAAAACATGTGATTTTTGTGATGACGGGAACGGTGAATGCATTTTCCCCTATTACGGCCTTGCCCCTCATATTCATACGAAGCCAATTGGCGGTACTGAATTTATAGATGTTTCATTACCTGAAAACTTTAGTCCTGATGGGGATGGTTTAGGCATATATACACACTGTCTGAATTGTGGGGGTGATGGCACATATGAAGGCATCCAGTTAGAAGTTAAAGCGGAAAGTAAGGAGGAGTAAATGTTAAAAGATCTGAGAAATCTATCTGATGCAGAGCAACAAGAATATTTGGATCGCTTCATAATGGCTAATGAAGAACAGAAGTTTCCTCAAGAGGTTGTAGCACTTTATTTAGATTGCTCGCCTTGGACATTAGCTAGAATGCGTTGTGATCAATCATCACTGCCTTTCTCGAAAATTGGGAGACGTGTTTCATATAAAAAGAAAGACGTTTTGAAATATGAGCAAAGCAAGACTGTGCTTAATACAGCACAGCTTGCAACAGTTTAAGGCGGTTAAACCGCCTTTATTTCTTTTAATCTTTCTGCCCATACAGATTGATAATTAAAGCAATCAATCTTACCTTGATACACCGCTTCAATCATGTTCATTGAAGCTCTTAATTCCTCATCTGGAATTTGAACATAACCACCTGTCACATCAATTCTTGGTTTAGCCGTGTGATTAAGAAGTCTTTTTGTCACATAAATATTAAATCTTAAAAGGTTGCATATAGTGGCAAATGTACGACGGAAATCATGCATTGAAACGTAATAGTCAACTTCCTTACCCACTCTATTCAATAATGTATCTACCTTAGTTGCATGCATATTCCACGAAGTAGGCATCTTAGTAGCTGGGAAAACCCAGTCGTTTTCTCTTAATAACCAACGTTCACGCAAAATACTGTGTAGATGATCACCAATAGGAAAAGTATGATCTGAACCATTTTTGGTATCTCTAAAAGTTAAGGTACCATTTTTAATATCTACATCAGCCCACTTTAGACAACATGCCTCCTGTTTACGGCATCCCGTATACATGCACATCAATACGATATCCCGATGCGTGTTTGACCTAGCAGTATTTTCCAGATTTAACTCATCTTCATAATGAAGCACTGCATTGTAATATTTGTGAATGATGTCTTTATGGAGATGTCTATCCCTACTTGCTATTTTATTCCAACCTCTGGTTACGGAAATAATGTCAACTGGATTACTTTTAAGAATCGGGTTCTCATCTGTTGAATAAAGAACATGAATATACTTCCATAAGGTACCTAAAAGAGATACAGCACCATTTGCTGACGACTCACTTACTTCTGATACCTCAATAAATCGATCCAGTACTTCTTGCTTAGATATCTGGAAAAGCTTTTTGTTGCCCCACCCCAAATATAAATCAAAGTACTTACGGTACTGCCTAATTGTTTTTGGTCTAAAGTCATTTCTATCAATATAAATTTGAAGAGCTTCATTCACTGTAATATCTAAAGGATTAGCAACATTCTTTAATTTGATAGGCTTTTCATATTCATTGTTTGAAATTTTCGCCAGGATCATCTGAGCTTTTGCTCGAGCATTTGTTGCAGGAATATCGGTGGTTTTACCAATTGTCACTCGATAGAGTTCACCTTCATGCCTCCTTTCAACAATATAGGTTTTACTTTTATTAGTTACCCGAACAGCAAAACCGATCAGTTCTGCATCTCTATATATTTTTTGACCTTTTTCAGTTAATGGAATAGCATCAACAGTAGATTTGTTGAGTTTCATGTCTTAAACCTGTTTTAGCGAACTTTGATTTAACCATGTTTCTCAACAGTCTACAAATAGTCTACAAGCGTTTTTAGTTAACCATAAAATACGTCATTTTCCAATAATAAATCGTTGTTTTAATTCACTTTAACAAAAATACAAAAACCACAGGTATATTATAAAAGAAGTAGAATCCGCCTAATCTGGTTTGGATTGTAAATGGTGGGAACAAGACGTGAACCTTTGTATTTTCAATAGGTTAAAAATTTCAGATAGCTGTATATGAATGTATTCATTTGCTCACACTTATAGGATGCATGTTTTTAAGCCCCATACATATCAACTTACTGACTTTCGTAATTCTATCATTTCCCACAGATGCAAATAATGTATTAAATGAAATACTTCAGGTTATTAGTTTATAGATGGGCTGGATTTA